CTTTAAATTTGATAATTCGGGTGATTTGGATGAATATAATGGAAGATATTGTAGAACTCCCGAATATCCAAATGGGATATACGCATATTTTGTTGGTATTACCACCAATTCGTTATTACCAAAGTTCCCTTACTTTATAGGAAATTCATATAGATCTAATCCTATTACTGAAAATTTCAATATTAATCAGAATACTTTTGATTTTGATAATTCAGATTTGATAAGAAATAGTTATCCTTATAAAGTTTCTGATGCAAATGCAGATAATGATTTTATTATAGAATCTAATGAAATTACTACTCAATCAGCCTTAGTTGAAAATACAACTTCAGGATCTATTAGTTCTGTTGATATTATTAATGCTGGTGATAATTATGAGGTAGGTGATGCAGCTATATTTGACAATACAAATACAAATGGTGGTGGTTTAAGTGTATCTGTTAACAGTATAAGTGGAAAAGAAATTACATCAATTGATACAACAGTTAATACTTTTGAAAATGTAGTCTTTGTATATGCAAGTCCAAATACAGTATCTGCATATATTTCAACTGCACCATCTTTGAACAATAATGATAATGTAGTTATATCTGGATTAAGTACAACTGGTATTAAAAACTTAGCAGGTTCTCAAGTTATTGGGATAGTAACTGCAAGTACAATTGTATATAAAGATATACCAATTCCATCTACTACGGGTATAGTAACTGACATTTATGTTAGTAAAATACCTGATTTTATTTCAGTTGGAAGTAGTATTGGAATAGGAACTGAAAAATTATTAGTTTTAAACACCTTTGATGAAAATAATATTTTAAGAGTTAGAAGAGGAGTTACTACTGGAGTTCATACTGCATCAAGTAAACTTTCTTTAATACCAAGTTACTTTGATATAGATGTAAAAACAGATTATTTTGACTCAAGAGTCAATGATATAGTATATTTTAATCCTCATGAGTCTATAGGTGTGGGTACTGTTGTTGGTTTAGGTTCCACTGCTTTTGCTACTAGAGGAGATATAAAGAAGATTGTATCAACACCAACTCATAGCATATTTTTACCAAATCATCCATTTACAACAAATCAAAAAGTAACTTTAACAAAACCAACTGTAGGATATGCATTAACAGTTTCAAAAGATAATGGAGTAACAACATTTAATTTACCAGCGGTAGGAATTACCACTGAGATATATGTAATTAAAAAATCAAATGACTATATTGGTATAGTAACTCAGGTTGGTCTAACAACTTCTTCAGACGGGTTAGCATTTTTTGGGGATTCAAAAGTAGGATCAAGTAGTTTTGAATATAAATTTGAAAGTAATTTTGACCAAGTTACAGGAAAACTACAAAGAATAGATTCAGTTGTTTCTGTATCAACAGCACATAATTTAGTAGATGGAGATGTTATAGATCTTGAATTGACACCAAGTGAATCTGTAGGTATTGGTACATCAACTTCAATCAATGTCAAATTTGATAATCAAACTCATAATTTACTAATTAATCCAGTCAAATGCACAACAAGTGGAGTAACAACATCATCAAATAACTTTAATATTGATTCTCATAATCTACAAACTGGTAGTAAAGTTCAATATGATTCATCAAGTGTTTCTGAAGGATTAGTTAATAAGGAGTCTTATTATGTCTACAAAGTTGATGATAATAACTTTAAATTAGGTGAAACATACTCTGATGTTACTGGTAATCCTGCTAATATTATAGACCTTAAATCTACAGGAAATAATCATGAATTTTCATCAATTAATCCACCAATTCCTGTTTATAAGAATAATAATTTAGTTTTTAATGTTCAAGATACTTCTTTGTTTGGATATGAACTAGAAATATACCATGATAAAGATTTTAAAAATGAATTTATATCAGTTGGTAATACTTCAAACTTCCAAGTAACTGGAGTAGGAACAGTCGGTATTAATACAACTGCCACAGTTACTCTTAATTTTTATGATGATAATCCATCTAATTTATTCTATAATATCAAAAAGTCTGGATTTATAAGCACCTCTGATACAGATGTAGTTAACTATAACAAAATTCATTATCTTGATAGTAAATATAGTGGAGAATACACTATATTTAATGCTCCTCCAGTAGTGGGTGCTTCATATACTAGTTTTAGTATTTCAATTCCCGAAGTTCCAGAAAAGTTATCATATACATCATCTGATACATCTTCTTTAAAATATTCAACAAAATCATCAAGAGCAAGAGGTCCTATTAACGACATTAATATTGACTTTGGTGGTGTAGGATATGATGATTTACCATCATTTATTAGCATAGGATCAACTCAGGGAACAAACGCTACATTATTACCTAATTCAACAACGATTAATAGAGTTGACAATGTAAGGATATTAAATCCAGGTTTTGAATATTCTTCAGATCCGACTTTAAAACCAGAGGCATTTATTTCTCCAGTAATATCTGTTATTAATTCAAATACAATTTCAAATATTGAGGTAATTAATGGTGGTAAAAACTATACAACAATTCCAGATTTAGTAGTTGTTGATCCACTAACAGGACAAGAAGATACTTCTGGTGCATTAATTGGTGTTGATTTGATTGGTAGTTCATTAGCAAATGTTGAAATTATTATTGCACCTAAAGGATTAAAATCAATAACTCATGAAATATTTGCCATTAATAATACTAATGGGTCTACTGTAAGTAACTTGCAGTATAATCAGGCAACTGGAATCGCAACTTGTACTTTAACTACTCCAATTTTAGGATTTAGTACTGCACCATTCTCTGTTGATGATGAAATATACGTTGAGGGATTACAAAAAAATGATACTACAGGAACTGGGTTTAACTCTGCAGATAATGGATACAAATTCTTTAAAGTTACTACATTTAATAACACCAATCCAGCTACAGTAGAGTTTAGTTTAGCATCAGTAACAAGTAATGCTGGAATTGCAAAAACTAACCAAAATTCATTTGGTGTTGTTATAAGTAAAAATGATTATCCTATCTTTAAAGTCACACAGAAAGTATCAAGATTTGGTGTTGGTGAAAAATTATTAGCATTCATAGGGTCTTCTTATGTTCCTGTTGATTTGATTGTAAGTGAATCATCAGATGATCTCATAAAAATAGAAGAAGTAGTACCTGGTGCTTTTAATTTAACTGCAGGACAATTAATTAGAGGTTTTAACACAGGTAATATTGCTACTATAAACACAATTTCTAAAAATAGTGGTATTTTTGAAATCAGTTATTCACTTAAAGAAAATCAGGGTTGGAATAATGATATTGGTAAATTAAATCAAGATTATCAAGTTACTCCAGATAATGATTATTATCAAAATCTATCTTATAGTATAAAGAGTTCGGTAACTTATGAAGATTTAGTAAATCCAGTTAACAGATTACTTCATACAACAGGATTAAAAAACTTTGCTGATGTTGGTATAACTTCAATTACAAATGTTGGTGTTACTACATCTTCCTTCACAGATGTTCTTGCTCTTGATTTTATTGATCAAAAAAGAGTTGATACAATCAATAATTTTGATTTTGCAATAGATATTGACACTTTTGAAGGTAAATCAAAGTTTCTTAAGTTAAAGAATACAAAATTATCACCATACATTGAATGTAGAACTAATAGAGTTCTTGAAATAGATGATATTAGTGGTCTATTTTCAAATACAGCAAGTTCTTTAAGTGAATTTTTAGACTTATCAATCAATACAAGATATGCAACATTCTTAGTTCAAGTTATAAATCCAAACAATAATAATACACAATTATCGGATATTATTTTATATAAAGATGATACTGATGTATTTACTGCTGAAAGAGCTAAAATTCATACTACTCCTTCTGAATTGGGTGAAATTAAAGGTGAAATTGACAGTTCTGATAATATCAGTTTAAAATTTATTCCTGATGATCCTGATAATAATGACTATGATTTAAAAATACTAAAAACATCATATAACACAAATTTAAGTGGTATTGGAACTCAATCTATAGGATTCATTAATTTATCAGGAATTAATACAACAGTTTCAGTTGCAACTACATCAACTATAATTTCAACGAATATAAACAATACTGATGCATTTTTTGCTTCAATTGAAGTTAATAATACTTTTACAGAACAAACAAACTTTGTAGAACTATATCTAACTCATGATGGAACAAATTCATTCATATCTGAATTTTATGCAGATACAGAAGATGGACCTACATCTAACTTTATAGGAACATTCTCATCTAAAATAGATTCTGGAGTATTGTCATTAAATTTTGAAAATGATCAATCAAATGATATTTTAGTAAGATCAAGAGTAATTGGTATTGGAACAACTGCTGCTGGTATTGGAACCTACAGATTTAAGTTACCTGGACAAATAGATGGTACTGAAAGAACATCATTATTTGAATCTAAGTATCATAATGTTTCTACAGCATCAACTATTGCAACATTTACTGAAAATGTAATTAGTTCTCTTAAAGGATTTGTTCGTGTATCAAGTGGATCTACAAGTGCACTACATCAAGTATTAGTTGCCCATGATTCAACCGATACTCATACAACTCAATATCCATTTATTTCTATAGGCAGTACATCTGGAATAGGTACATTCTCTTCAACAATTGTTGGAAATGATTTATGCCTTAATTTCCATCCAGATCCTTTATACAGTGGTGGAACTAATAGTGTAGAAGTACAATCATTTACTGAGGCTTTTTATTCTGAAACAGATCTACTTAATATTCCACCAGATTTACAATATGGAACAGTTACTGAATCATTATCATTTGCATTATATGATGCTATTAATGGATCAAGATCTAATAAAACAAGTTTTGTTTTACAAAGTGATTCAAAACCAATATTCCAAAAACAATTTAATCCATCTGATACTGGAACATTAAATGCAGCAACAGGTGTATTCACAATAACAGATCATTTCTTTGAAACTGGTGAAAGGTTAACTTATACACCTAGATCTACATTTACTGGAATATCTTTATCTGGAATAGCAACTGCTGGAGGAACTTTAGGTTCAGAGGTTTATGCAATTAGAGTTGATAAAGATTCTATAAAAATTGCTAAGAGTCGTGCAAATGCATTGGCAGGAGTTGCAGTTACATTTACAGGTACTGGAACTGGAAACGCTCATGAGTTTGAGATGTTTAAGAAGAATGAAAAGGCACTTATGAGTATTGATGGTGTCATTCAATCTCCAATGGCATTTACTCCATTAACAACTGATTTAGAATATAATATTACAACTAACGCAACAACATTTAGTGTTACTGGAATTTCATCTATTACTTCAGATGATATAATAAAAGTCAACAATGAATTTATGAAAATTACAAATGTTGGTTTAGGAACCACATCTGTAGGACCAATTACTAATACTGGTAGTGTAAAATTGTTTACTGTTGAGAGAGGTGCGATAGGAACTGCTGCTACAACTCATAGTTCGGGTGCTACTGCAAGACTATTTTCTGGAGGATATAATATTGTTGATAGTACAGTTCATTTTACTAATCCACCAAGAGGAACTAATTCAACTCAAAAAACTCCAGCAAATCTAGATCCTGTTAGATCTAAATTTAATGGAAGAGTATTTTTAAGACAAGATTATACAAACAATAGAATATTTGATGATATATCAAATAATTTTACTGGAATAGGTCAAACATTTGATGTTAAAGTAAATGGTTCTAATACAACTGGAATACAAACTGGAAGTAGTATTTTGTTATTAAATGGTATTTTTCAAACACCATCTACATTTAATAACCTTGGCAATAATTATGAATACTCAGAGAGTGGTAGTGTAAGTAAGGTAACATTTACAGGAATTACATCAACTAATGGTACAAGAATTATTAGTGATACAGATGTTAATCAGAACCAGTTGCCAAGAGGTGGTGTAATAGTATCATTAGGTTCAACTGGTGGATTAGGTGTTGCAAACTTAGCACCAGCAAAGGTTAAACCAACTGTGGGTGCTGGTGGAACAACTATTGTTGGTATTTGTGGAATAGCTACTGCAGGAGATGCTTTAGGTATAAACACTATTTCATTTAATAATGTTACTGGTCAATTAGAAGTTACTACATCGAAGAAGCATAAATTTAGAGAAATAAATGAATTTGTTAGATTTGATGGTTTAGTATTTAATCCAACATTAACAATTCCTTCTGATAGATCCTTCAGTATAACTGGTATAACATCAGAAAAAACATTTACAACTGATATTGGAGTAAGTACACAGACTCATGCTTATGTTGGATCAGGAACAGTATTTGAATACTTCCCAGATTTATCATTTGGATCTGGATATAGAAACCCAGTTTCTGTTGCTGTAACTGATATTGCATACGAGCATAAGTTTGTAAGTGCAGCAACTGGTGCTATTACTGGAACTGGTGGTCCATTTACACCTACAAATGCAATATATGAATCTCATACAGGATTATTAACTTTAACTATTCCTAATCATGGAAGGAGTAGTGGAAATATTCAAATTGTTGAGAATTCATTAACATTTACATGTTCAAGAGATTATCATAAAACAAATCACACATACCCAAGATCAACAGATCCAGCTGGTGGATCAGCAAATTTACCAATTACAGTAATTGATGTAAATACAATATCTGTTAATGTTGGTCCTGGTGGAGGAGCAGGAACTGGTGCAGTTGTAACTGCGGAAGTCGTACCAAACACTCACGTATTTGTAAGTGCAGCAACTAATGCTGTCTCAGTTACTGGAGGTTCTCCACTTACTCCTACAGGTGCTACATATGACCCTGCAACAGGAAATTTAGTAATTACAAAGGCATCTCACGGTTTAACTACAAGTGATACAGTTGGTCTTGCAACTAATTCATTCGTATTCAGGTGTGCTCAAGATAATTTTGAGACAACACATTCATATCCTCGTTCTGGTCCTACTCCAAGTTCAGCAGGGGGAGATCCAGCACATAATGCAACTTTAGCAATCACTGCAAAAACAACTAATACATTTACTGTAAATGTAGGTATTACAAATACAGGAACAGGTGGTGCACTTAAATTCAATATTAGTAGTGTTGGACAAGGATATGTAACTCCAAGTATTCAAGTTTCTGCACCATCTTATCAAAATCTACCAATTACTGGTGTTTCAAGAAGAGGAATAGGTGCAACAACTGACACTGGAACTGGAGCAACTTTAACTATTGAAGTTGGAGCAGCAAATACTTCAGTTGGTATAGGATCTACATCTTATGAAGTTACTAACTTTACACTGAACAATACTGGTTATGATTTCCAAGTTGGGGATGTATTTAAACCAGTTGGATTAGTTACTGATAGATTCTTAAATACTTCGCAATTAATTAGTGATTTTGAATTAACTGTTCTTGAGGTATTCAGAGATCAATATTCATCTTGGAATTTTGGAGAATTTGATTATATTGACTCTATAAAAGATCTGCAAAATGGTCAAAGAAAGAGATTCCCATTAGTTTATAATTCAAACTTATTGAGTTTTGAAGTTGATACTGATAAACCAGATTCATCTCTTATTGATTTGGACGCATTGTTACTAATATTTGTCAATGGTGTAGTTCAAGATCCTGGTGAATCTTATACTTTTGAAGGTGGTACATCATTTGAATTTACACAAGCACCTGATGGTGATGATATGATAGATATCTTCTTCTATAAAGGAACATCAGGAGTTGATGCAGTTCAAGTTGCAGCAGGATCATCTGTTGCACCTACAATTAAGACTGGTGACATAGTTCAAGTATTTAAAGATACCTCTGGTATTACCACTACACAAGATCAAAGAACAATTTATAATATTACTGCTTCTGATGAGGTAGAGACTAATTTATATACTCAACTAGGTGTTGATGAAAGAAACTATAAGCCATTTAGTTGGATAAAACAAAAAGTTGATAAAAAAGTAAATGGGGAGATTGTGTATAAAACAAGAGATTCTTTAGAGTCTCAAGTTTATCCAACTGGAAAAATTATTGGTGATTTATCTACTACTGATACTGAATTATTTGTTGATAACTCTAAGTTCTTTAATTATGAGCAAGATTATTCTGCTTTAACAAATATTGTTGTTGGTGGATTGATTGTAGGTGCATCAGAACCTGTATCTGCTGCATTTACTGCAACTGTTTCAATTGGTGGAACAATTCAAGCACTTACCATAACAAATGGTGGAAGTGGATATGTTGGATCAACAACTTCTATTTCAATTTCTGCTCCTCATGCTATTGGAGTTGGAGTTGGAATAACCGCAACTGCAACTGCAACCATAACTAATGGTGTTATAACTGGTACTCCAACAATTACTAATCCTGGTTTTGGATATACCATAGCAGCAGTTCCTCAAGTCCTTGCTCAACTCCCAAGAGCAGTTAAAGAGGATATTGATCAAATATCTTCTATTGAAGGATATGATGGTATCATAAAAGATATAGCAGTTACTGAAGGTGTTGGGGGACATCCATTGGCACTTAAGTTCACACTTGAACCAGACTTGGCAAATAATCCAAATTCAGTCGCAGGAGATTTGAAAGTTGGGTATCCAATTATGATATTTGGTACAAAAGTTGGACATGGAGTTACATCAGTAGATGGTGGTAATAGCACTGTAGTTGCAACAGGCACAACCTGTCTTGATAACATTTACATTATAAATGATTATGTTCCTGCAGTTGGTATAATTACCTGTAACATAATGACTGGTGTAAATACATCAGGTATAAATGGTGCAACAGTTGGTTTTGGAACTGGTATGTTCTCTTGGGGTAGACTTTCTGGGTTTACTAGAGGTGCAAATCCAATATCAATCGGAGTAACTGGTTTAACAATAGACTCTGGATTAACGACTTACCCATCTATTCAGAGGAGAGATTTCGGTCTTAGGGACAATGGTTCATTAAGAAAGGATCTTGGGTAGTATAAATATAGAAAAAAGCTAATGATATGGCTGCAATTGTAACAGATCAATTTAGAATTCTAAATGCAAATAATTTTGTAGAGACAGTGGATGACTCTACAAATTCATATTATATTGTGCTTGGACTAGCTAATCCAGCAGAAGCAGTTGGTTTTGGTAGAACTACTGCATGGAATACTGATACCCCAAATCCAGTTGATAGTATTAATTACATAAATCACACAGGTGATACTCAGATTTTCGGAAAGAAAGTAACAGGTGCAAATATAAGAAGGTTAATAACTAGAAGAAATTGGACACAGGGAACAAGATATGAGATGTATCGTCATGATTATAGTGTCTCAACTCCTTCTCCAGTAACTAATTCAACTACATTATATGCATCAAACTATTATGTAATGAATAAAAACTTTGATGTTTATGTTTGTATTGATAATGGTTCCTCTGGTATTAGTACAACAGGTAATGCCTCTCAAGATGAACCATTATTTACAGATCTAGAACCATCAAGAGCTGGTGAGAGTGGAGATGGATATATTTGGAAATACCTATTTACTGTTCCTCCTAGTGATATTATAAAGTTTGATTCAACAGAATATATTTCAGTTCCTGGTGGTTGGCCATCGTCAACAGAAACACAAATACAATCTGTTCGTGAAAATGGTGATTCTACGATTAATAATAACCAAATTAAAAAAGTTTATATTGATAAGCAGGGATTTGGATATTCTCAAAATATAGTTGGTAGAGAAGTTGATATAATAGGAGATGGAACAGGTGCAAAGGTTGTTATAGATACAAATAGTAATGGACAAATTACTAAAACGGTTGTATCTTCTGGTGGACAGGGGTATACTTATGGAATGGTTGATTTAGGTCCACTTGGTAATTCAGCAGTTTCAGTTGGAAACAAGGCAAAATTGATACCAATTATTCCTCCATCTAGAGGGCATGGATTTGATTTATACAAAGAATTGGGAACTGATAAATTATTAGTTTATGCAAGATTTGATGATTCAACAAAAGATTTCCCAACAGATACAAAATTTGCACAAATAAGTATTATAAAGAATCCAACATCAATTGGTTCTACTTCATTATATACTGCTAGTGAATTTTCATCAGTAAATGCGATAAAAGTTGTTTCTCCAACTGGAACTCCAGTTATTGGGGAAAAAATTCAACAAAATGTAACTGGTGGTGTAGCAAAGGGATATATTGTTTCTTATGACACCGATACCAATGTTGTTAAATACTATCAGGATAGATCTCTGTATTTCAATCAATCTACAGGTGATCAAACTGATTATGTTGGTGTTACAACTGGAGCAAAAGTTTTACCATTTGAATCATCAGCAACTAGTATATCAGCACCGACCAGTGGATTCTCATTTACAGTAAATCAAAACTTTACTGGTATTAGCACTAATCCTACTGGTAATAAAGTAATTTCATTGGGAGTTAACTTTACAAATGGTCTTGCTGCTTCTGAGATAAATAAAGGATCAGGGGATGTTATTTACTTAGATAATCGTCCATTGATTACTAGAAACTCTAGACAAAAAGAAGACATTAAAATCATCTTGGAATTTTAAAAAATGCCACAAAAAACGAATTTAAATATAAGTCCTTATTATGATGATTTTGATAAGGAGGATAAATTTTACAAAGTCCTATTTAAACCAGGATTCCCTGTACAAGCAAGAGAATTAACTACTCTTCAATCTCAGTTACAAAATCAAATAGAATCTTTTGGTAGCCATATTTTTAAAGATGGTTCAATGGTCATACCTGGTGCTGTTAGTTATGATAGTTTATATTATTCAATAAAAATTAAGGATGAGCATTTAGGTATACCAGTTTCATTATATTTGGATCAGTTGATTGGTTTGACCTTAAAAGGGCAAACATCTGGAATAAGTTTAAAGATTGATAGTTATTTACTTGCTGGCACTAGCGCAGAATTAGACGATTTAACAATATTTGTTTCATATGTTGAATCTGGAAGTAGTAATGAGATAGCATATTTAAATGATGGAGAGATATTAATAGTTCAAGAATCATTCATATATGGTAATACTGCTGTAAATGAGGGAGAAACTGTTTTAACATTAGTTGATGATAGTGCATCCTCAGTTGGATCTTCTGTTGGTATATCATCTGGAACTTATTTTATAAGGGGTTCTTTTGTTGATGTATCAACAGATAAAATAGTTTTAGATCCTTATACTAATGATACTTCATATAGAGTTGGTTTAAATATTGATGAATCAATAGTTACTGCAAAAGAAGATGATTCTTTATATGATAATGCAAGGGGATTTTCAAATTATGCAGCACCAGGTGCAGATAGACTAAAAATAACAACAACATTAGCAAAAAAAAGTTTAAGTGATTATAATGATACCAATTTTATTGAATTAATAAGGATAAAAGATGGTGAAATTCAAAGTTTAATAAATGATCCACAATACTCTCTTATAAGAAGTTACTTTGCAAAAAGAACTTTTGATGAATCTGGACATTATGCAGTAGAACCATTTACTGTTCGAGTTGCAAATTCACTTAATGATGGTATATCAAACGAGGGTTTGTATAAGTCAACTGAAATAACAGAAGATGGAAATATTCCAGATGATGATCTTATGTGCGTTAAGATCTCTGCAGGTACAGCATATGTTAAAGGTTTTGATGTTGATATTGATGGAACAGTAATTATAGATGTAGATAAACCAAGAGATAAGAAAGAAGTATCATCAGCATTAGTTCCTTATCAAATGGGAACGATTTTAAAAGTTAATAATGCTTATGGAGTTCCTGCACCAAATATTAATGATGATACTAAATTTGTAGAGTTATATAATCAAAGAACTTCTTCAGGAACTTCTGGAGAGGGTGAACTAATAGGTAGAGCAAGGGTATATTCATTTGCAGTTTCAGATGCATCATATACAGGTGATACAACTGAGTGGGATTTGCATTTATTTGATGTACAGACATTTACTCGTATTGTAATCAATTCTGCTGTTAGTAACGCACAACTTCCTGCTAATTCATATGTTAGAGGTGTAAGTAGTGGAGCACATGGATATGCAATAAGTAGTGGTGCTGGTTCAACTATTATTAAGTTAAGTGATGTAACTGGTACATTCATGCAGGGTGAACAAATTATTATCAATGAAGATACAGAAATATCAAGAACAATAACAACTGTTAGAACTTTTGGAATACAAGATATAAAATCAGTTTATCAAAATGCAGATCCGTTGCCAGGATATGGAGCAGATTTTGATGCAGATACGGTTCTACAAAGACAAATACCCACTGGTTTTAGTATTACAGATAAGATTGATATTAATTCATCTGGTATTGCTACATGTCCTGGTGGTAATTTTACAGGTATTAAAACTGATACAGTGGTTAGATATCAACTACCTAATGAATCAGTAGAGAGATTTAATAGAGTCACACAAGTATTACCTGATGGGTCAATTCAATTAGCTACTTGTCCAAATGTAACAGGTGTATGTAATGGTGCTTTACCAACTGCACAGAATACAACAACTACTTTTGCATTTGGTGTTCCTCACATAAAATTAAATGATAATAATGGTTTATTTGCTAAATTAGGTAATGCAAATGTATCAGATGTTAATTTATCAACTGCAAATTTAATTGTAGGTAAAAATCTTCTCCAACAAACTACTAGTAATACTGGTGTATTAACATTTGATCTTGCTGCCAGTGGAATTTCTAGTGCTTTCTATGAAAATTTTGACGCAGAGAGATATTCTGTTCATTATAGTAATGGAACAATTGAACAATTAACATCTGATCAATTTGTTCTAAGTAACGATGGTCAAACAGTAACAATCAACGGATTATCCTTGGCAAATCAAACATTCGTAGTTGTAAGTTCTACTCTTAAAAAACAAGCATTAAAGAGTAAAGTAAAAAATTATCTTAGAAGTCAAAAATTAACAGTTGAATCAACTGCGGTTGGTATCAATACATCTTTAACTGGTATGTCAAAAGGAACTGGTTATGGGTTGAGAGTTGAAGATAAGGAAATTTCATTAAACTATCCTGATGTAGTAAAAGTTATTGGTGTTTTTGAATCAATTGACACTAATTCTCCAACATTAGACAAATTAACTTTCCCAAGTGGATTAGATTTAAATATAAATGCAATTTTAGGTGAAAAGATAACAGGTTCTACCAGTGATGCGATAGCTCAAGTAACATCTCTTCTTTCAGCAACTGAAGTAGAAATAGTTTATTTCACTGAAAATAAATTTGTACAAGGTGAGGTTGTTAATTTTGATGAATCAAATATATCTACAACCTTACAATCTATTACAGAAAGTGGAAGTTTAAACATTACTAATATATTTGATCTTGATAAAGGTCAGAGAGACCAGTTTTATGATTATTCAAGACTTGTAAGAAAATCTAATTTTGGTGCACCAACAAGAAAACTCTTAGTTGTTTTTGACCGTTATGATGTTCCATCAAATGATAGAGGAGATTTTTATACAGTAGCATCTTATGATGAAGAGAGATTTACTAATGATATTCCAAATATTGGTAAAAATAATGTAAGAGCATCTGATACAATTGATTTTAGACCTAAAGTAGCTCCTTACACTGGATCAGAATCACCATTTGCCTTTGTTAATAGAACTTTTGCAGGTGCTAATAATCCATCATTTATTGTAACACCAAATGAGAGTTCAATAATTGGATATAACTATTATCTTCCTAGAATTGACAAAGTTGTATTAGATGATGATGGAGTCTTAGCAGTACTACAAGGTGTTTCAAGTGATAACCCAATAGAACCAATACATGATTTAAATCATATGGATGTTGCAACAATAACGTTGCCAGCATACTTATATGATCCAGATGATGCTGTTATTAAGATGGTTGATAACCAAAGATATACTATGAGGGATATTGGTGGTCTAGAAGATAGAATTGAAAATCTAGAACGTGTTACTTCACTAAGTTTACTTGAGTTAGATACCAAAACACTTCAAGTTCAAGATGCTGATGGATTAACTAGATTTAAATCTGGATTTTTTGTTGATGATTTTAAAAATGCTGATTTATTAGATAATACTAATTTAGATTGTAAAGTTACTGTTGATAGTGGTAGAAAAGAACTTAATGTTCCTATTGATGTTTGGTCAATATCACCTCAAGTTGCTCTAGATCCATCTATTAATACAGATACTGCAGATTTTTCAGACAATTTGCTTTTGTTAGATCCTAATTGTAGAAAGACTGGTGAAATTGTTACTTTAAATTATACTGAAGTTGAAGCTTTTAATCAACCTTTAGCATCAAGAGTGGAAAATGTTAATCCATTTAATATGATTGATTTTGATGGATTTATAAGACTAAGACCAGAATCTGATTCATGGGTAAGAACAGTAGAAACCACTGGTGGCACAATTAGAAGAACTGGTGCTTCTAATAGAACATTTACTCAAAGGGTAGTTACTAGCACAACTAGAGATACTCACATACGTTCAAGAAACGTTTCATTTGATGCGATTGCTTTGAGACCATATGCAAGGTATTATCCATTCTTTGATGGTACTAGTGGAATTGATATTATTCCAAAATTACTTGAAATTGAAATGGTAAATGGAATATTTCAACCAAATGAAACTGTTCAAGTTGTAGATGGTGGTGGAAAGGTGACTGCCACCCTTAGATTAGCAAGACCTGATCATAAACGAGGTTCAATATCTAATCCAACAGAAAGATTTCCAGTAAATCCATATGCTCCTTCAACAAATTTTGGTACAAGATACTCAGCTTCTTCAAGTGTTTTAAACATTGATATTATATCTTTATCTGATGATGCACAAGGATCATTTTTCGGATATATTGATAAAAATAGTGCGACTATTTTAGGAACAAGTAGTGGTGCACAAGCAACAATTAAACCAGTTAGATTGATAGCAGACCGTACTGGTGAAATTATTGGTTCATTCTTCTTTAGAAATCCTCTTGCAAGTCCAGCACCTGCTTTAAGATTTAGAACGGGAATAAGCACTTTTAAATTAACTTCTAGTCCAGATGACAGTGAAAATTTACCAGGAAGTCTTTTAATAAGTGATGGTGAAGTTACTTATGATACTGAGGGTGGAGCAATTCAAACAGTAACAATTAACACTATAGTTGAAACAACTCCTCCACCTCCACCAAGACCCGCTCGTAGAGGTGGAGGCGGTGGAAGAAACCGTAGACGTAGAGGAAGACGAGTTAGTAGAGGAGAAATGGGTCGAAGAGCGGCAAGGAGAGCGAGGGGTCGAAGGGGTCGAGCTAGAGGAGCTAGAGGAAGTAGAGGAAGAGGTGGAAGAGGAAGAGGTGGAAGAAGAGGTGGAAGAGATCCATTAGCACAATCATTCACAGTGGATGGAACAGGAATGAATCTAACTTCAGTTGATTTATTCTTTGGAACAAAAGATCCAGTTGAAAAATTGACTGTAGAAGTTAGACCTATGGAATTAGGAACTCCTACTGGTACA